AAGGTATTATATTGTAACTGGTGGGCGTGGTTCCGGTAAATCGTATTCTATAAACCTATTATTGCTATTGCTAACTTATGAGGCCGGGCATACAATCCTATTCACAAGGTTCACTTTGACTTCGGCGCACATATCTATCATACCTGAATTTTTAGACAAAATTGACACGCTTAAACTGCAAGATCATTTCTACGTCACCAAAGATGAAATAAGAAATAAGCTATCAGGTAGCAAGATTATATTTCGTGGTATAAGGACTTCAAGCGGTGACCAGAGCGCGAATTTAAAAAGTTTAACAAATGTAAGTACTTGGGTAATGGAAGAAGCCGAAGAACTTAATGATGAAAACATCTTCGACAAAATCGATTTAAGTGTAAGGAACTTAAAACAAAAGAATAGGATAATACTAATTTTAAACCCAGTCACAAAAGAGCATTGGATATATGACCGCTTCTTTGAAAGCAAGGGTGTAATGGGTGGCCTAAACGAAACAAAAGGAAATACCACTTATATACATACAACCTACTTAGACAATCTTGAAAACCTATCGCAAAGCTATTTAGACCAAATAGAAAACATAAAGAAACGTAGGCCGGACAAATACAAACATCAAATGCTTGGGGGTTGGCTATCAAAAGCCGAGGGGGTTATATTTGAAAACTGGTCAATAGGTGAATTTAAAAAAGTTGGTGTATCTGTTTGGGGTCAAGATTATGGTTTTGCAAATGACGAAAATACGCTTGTTGAAACGAACATAGACACAACAAACAAAATAATCTATTTAAAGGAATGCTTTTACCTTAAAGGTCTAACCACTTCACAAATTGCTGAACTTAACCTTAAACACGCTAATGATGGCCTTGTGGTTGGTGATAGTGCTGAACCCAGACTTTTGCACGAACTTAAAGCCAAAGGGTGCAATATGGTAAAATCAATTAAAGGCCAAGGGTCAATTACCTATGGCATCGCATTATTACAAGACTATGATTTAATCATTGAAGAAAATAGTATAAACTTAATTAAGGAACTTAACAACTATTCTTGGTTGGAAAAAAAGTCAAAAACCCCACAAGATCTTCACAATCATTTGCTTGATGCGGTGCGTTATAGTATATCATACCAACTACAAAACCCGAACAAAGGCAAGTACTATATTTCTTAATTATACCTTATTGTTGTTTATTAACTTTAATTTACTTATATTGCGGTATATTAATCAATACAAAACAGATATGGAAGAAACAAAATTCAATGCCAAACAGATGGCCAAAGAAATAAACCGAGAAATACAAGACGTATTTTCATACCTTGATATATTAAAAGATAGTGGCATTACTAATATGTTTGGCGCAACACCTTACTTAGTTGACCAATTTGACTTAGACAAAAGAACGGCGGCCAATTATTTAATCTTGTATTTTCAAGCAAACAAAACAAACTAGGTTATGGAAGTATCAAATTGTTGTGGTTCAGAACCAAGTTATTTAAGTGATGAAATATGTGGTGAGTGTTTAGAACACGCTTGCTTTAACGAAATAGAAGAATAATATGAAAAAATTAATAAACAAGTACCTTGTAAAAAAAAGCATTAGGCCTTATAAGTTAGTACCTTTAAGCACCGGTGTTATTGTTGAACATTACCGAAATGGTAAATTAAAAACCGAATATTATGGATTGGTATAGCCCACCTGAATACAAAGATTATGAATGTAGTGAATGCGGTGAAGAAATAGATAGCCCCGGCGTATGCTCTGGCGCATGTCATGAAGCAAGTATGATTTAGTTAAGTAAGTTAGTTTTGAGTAAAAGGTGCATCAGAAATGGTGTGCCTTTTTTTATTATATTTACTTAGTATAAAAAACTAATTAAAATACGTTATATAGATATGAAGTTAAGTGTTAAAATACCAAGTGGTTTAAATGAAATCACTTTAAGGCAATACAAAGAATTTTTAAAAATTCAAGAAAACGCTGATAATGAAAAACATCTACAAGCAAAGATCATTGAAATCTTTTGCCAAATGGAACTTAAAGATGTTATGCTTTTAAAGGCATCAGATTGTGACATAATAGTTGAAAAAATCACAAAAATATTTGACCAAAAACCTGAATTGGTAACCAACTTTAAATTAGGTAAAACTGAATATGGTTTTATACCGCAACTGGATGAAATTAGTTTAGGCGAATATATAGACCTTGATACTTATATAGGTGATTGGGACAATATGGAAAAAGCAATGGCCGTTTTATATAGACCGGTTGTTTTAAAAGTAAAAGACAAATACACAATAGCAGATTATAATGTTGGTATGGATGATATTATTTTAGACATTCCAATGGATGCGGTTTTGTCATCAATTTTTTTTTTGTGGAATTTAGGTCTGGACTTGTCGAAAGTTATGATGAATTATTTGGATCAAAAGGAGCACCAAGCCTTGACGCAACATCTAACTTCAATGCCAAATATGGATGGTACCAATCAATTTTTGGACTCGCTCAGGGTGACATTAGACGATTTGAAGATATCACTAAATTAAACGTACATGAATGTTTTATGATGCTATCATTTATGAAAGAAAAAGCTGAATTAGAATCAAAAAGAATTAAAAAGAATTTCAAATGAGCCAACAAGGTATAAGAGGGTATTATCAATTAACCGAAGTAATAAGGGAACAATTATTTTCAAGCCCACATGTTAACACCGTTTCGATTGGTGACATTAGCAAAGTGAACTTAAACAAACAAGACATTTTCCCTTTGGCGCATATAATTGTAAATAGCGTTACCGTTGACGAACAAGTGCTTAATTTTAACATAAGCATTTTAGCATGTGACATTGTAGACCAAACCAAAGATGTAACCACCAATAGGTTTACCGGTATGGACAATGAGCAAGACATTTTAAATACGCAACTATCAGTTTTAAACTTACTTACCCAAAGATTAAGAATGGGTCAATTGCATCAAGACATGTACCAATTAGATGGTAGCCCATCTTTAACCCCATTTCACGATAGATTTGAAAACGAACTTGCCGGTTGGTCAGCGACTATGAATATTAAAATTTACAATGATATATATATTTGCTAATGAAACTTATCAATTTAGAACAAGCTATAAGGGGTCTTGCTGATGATATTGTTGACCAAGCCAAAAAGAATTTGGTTGACAAATATAAAAGCAATGGTGATCTTTACAATACGTTACATGCTGAAATAGAACAAAAGACCAATGAATTTGTGGTTAAGTTTTACATGCAAGACTATGGAATTTTTGTGGACAAAGGGGTTAAGGGTAAAACATCTACATACCCAGAAACAAAAGCTTCATTATCGCAATTTCAATATGGAAGTGGCAACTATCCAAAGGGTGGTTTAACTGAGGGCATCGAAAGTTGGTTAAATAAAAAAAGGTTTCAATGGCGAACACCTGATGGCAAATTTATGTCTTATGAAAGTATGAGCCTTATAATTGCAAGAAGCATATATCATAAAGGTATAAAGGCAACCGAATTTTTTTCTAAGCCATTTGATAGGGTTTTAAAAGAAGTACCCCAAGAATTAATTGATGCCTTTACATTAGACATAGAATACGCATTAATAAACTTTAAAAAATAAAGTATGAATTGGAAATTAGGCATAGCGTTTCATTACCCACATAACAGACTTATGTTTGGTTGGGAGTACATCGCAAAAGACGAAAGGTATACATACACAACAATAAGGCTATATTTATTTATAGCGACTTTAACACTAGATTTTTAAGATGGCAAATATCGCATTAAGAAACCCACAATTTAAAAGCGTAACATTAGGCGTAACTGAAAATTCAGCTTCATGTGCAATAAAAATAAATGGTACTACTAGATACCTTTTAACTAAAAACAGACCAAACACTGGGGGTTTTGTGGCCGGTATTATTACATTGAATTTTGACATAGCAGAATTAGCAAGGGACTATTTGGAAATAGAATACCAAACAAATTATGTACCCCAAACTATTGACATAGAAACCGACATTACAACTTACACTTTACAAGATGCCCAAGGAACCATTGTACAAACATTGGCAACTATTGAAGATGTAGGTTTTGAAGCCTATGGCACTTTTTTAGAAAATGTAAACCCAATTGTACCATTTCGATCGTTACCAACATATTTAATACCAGAGCAAAACCCAAGCCCATTATTGACACCAACATTTGAAATATTGGTACCTGAAAATGAAAGTGGCCGATTACCAAGTATTAATTCAAGTGGGGTATATGTTACTAATTATACATCAAGTGATACAAGTGTGACAAATTCTGATGGGGTTGTTTTTACAATAAAGCGCGCTAGTTGTTCAAAGTACGGTGATGGTTTAAAAATTATTTATATAAACAAATATGGCGCACAACAAGACTTGTGGTTTTTCTTAAAAAATTCAAAACAAATAGCAAGAACAAATGAGGGGTACAAATCAAATATAATATCATACCCATCTAATTCGGGTGCCACCTATAACAAAAGAGATGCAGCAAATAAAGTTTTTAATACACAAGCAAAGCAAAGCCATTCTTTAAGTAGTGGTTATTACCCCGAAGCTTCAAATCAATTATTTGAAGAACTACTATTAAGTGAGTACGTTTGGCTAGAAGTACTTTATAATGGTTTACAACAAATTGTACCGGTAAAGGTTAAAGATTCATCAGTAGCTTTTAAAACACAACTTAACGATAGGCTAATACAATACACTATGGAATTTGAAGAAGCCTTTGACTACATAAACAACATTAGATAATGCGTATACTACAATTATATATAGGTGGCCAAAGGGTAGATTTGTTTAAAGATGAAACTGTATCACTTACACAAACAATCCAAAACGTAAAAGACATAGCAAAGGTATTTACAGAATTTACACAAACTTTTTCAGTACCGGCAAGCAGCGTAAACAACAAGATATTTAAACATTATTACAATGCAAATATTCAAGGTGGTTTTGATGCAAGAACCAAAAAGGCAGCTTATTTAGAATTAAACAATACACCTTTTAAAGAGGGCAAAATAAAGCTTAATAGGGTAGGTTTAAAAAACAATGTAGCACATACATATCATATAACATTTTTTGGAAATGTAGTCGATTTAAAAGATGTCTTAGGCGATGATCTTTTAAGTAGTTTAGCAACACTAAATGAATATTCACAAGTTTACGATTTTGCCAATGTAACAAATTACATACAAGGCTACGCACCAAACACTAATGATAATATTTGCGTGCCTTTGATTACCCATACCGATAGAATGATTTACAATGGTGATTCAAACGCGCATGAATATGGAAATGTTGCGGTGCATGGTGGTGGTGGTAACAATAACGGCATTAACTGGTATCAATTCAAATACGCTTTAAGGTTACAAGCTATTATAACGGCCATAGAAGAAAAATACACTATTGCAAATGGGTATGCAACCGACATAGTATTTTCAGATGATTTTTTTAATGATGCTACAAATCAAGAATTTGATGATTTGTTTATGTGGTTACATAGAAAAAAAGGTAATGTTGAAAGCACTAGCTTTGGTGAAGCTGAATGGACAACATACGAGGGCGCGGCAAACACGAACCCATTTGGTGATTACTCAAATATACCGATAGAATTGTCAAGTTTTCAAAATGGCCAATTAACAATTGACAAACAAGTTGGCGATGATTTTTCTGTAAGGTCACCAAGGGTTTCATTAGTTTTAACCCCGGTTGCATCAGGGCCACCACCTAACACATACGATGTTAGAGTGACCGGCCCAAATGGTTATAATCTTTTGGTTAATACACTAGGTGGGCAGCAAACAATTATACCCGTACAAATACCTTGGACTACGGCCTTTGATAATGGTACATACGCAATTGAAATTAGAAGTGATGTATTAGTGCAATTTGCAGCCGGTGGCATAAAATGGCGTGTTGAATATGAATATCGCGATGAAGATTTTATTGAATATACCGGGGGTATTGAATATTTAAACCAAGCAACATTTAGTACAAGCGCGGTTCGTGAATTTAACATTACCGAGCAAATACCTAAGATGAAAATTATAGATTTTTTATCAGGTCTTTTTAAGTTATTTAATTTAACGGCCTATGTTGACAATTTAGGGGTTTTGGTAGTTAGAACATTAGATAGTTATTACGCGGCAAACACAAAAGCACCCATAGTCATAGATGAATATATTGATGTGACAAAATCAGATGTTGAAGTTGCTTTGCCTTTTAAGGAAATAAATTTCGCATACAAAGGCCTTGGCACTTTACTAGCAAAACAATATGAGCAAATATTCAATTCTGGTTGGGGGTCAACTTCTTATACCTTAAACAATCAAACATACGATGCACCTACCGAAGATTACAAAGTAATTGCACCATTTGAACACATGCAATTTGAAAGACTATATGACCTTGACACTTCGGCAAGTAATATTGGAAATACAACTATTCAATATGGTTTTTTTGTAGATGATAATTTTGAAAGCTATTATGGTGACCCTTTAATATTTTACCCTATTTTAAATAACGGTACCGCAATGAAAATTATTGATACCGAAGTTGCATCTGATATTGCGACACTTACAAGATATTTTGTACCATCAAATACTTTAGCGTTACAATGCGGCACAAGTGAAACATCAATACATTTTCAAAATGAAATAAGCGAATATTTGGCACGTGAAACCGGCAACCCAAATTGCTTTATTGATAGTATTTTTGAAACAAAGTATAAAACTTATATACAAGACGTTTTCAGCAATAGGCGTAGATTGGTTAAAGTTTCAGCAATTTTGCCATTAAAAATATATTATGATCTTGAATTAAATAACCTTATAGAAATAAACCAAGAAACATATAAAATTAATTCATTGACTACCGATTTAACAACCGGGAAATCTGAATTTGAACTTTTAAATACATTGATATGATAAAAGATATTTTAGACCTATTGCAAATTGTAGATGGTGACACCGAAAACATAAGAATAGCCCAAGGAAAATATAAACTAGCCGAAACATTTAAAGAGGGTTACCAACAACTTAAAAAAGAATTGAAATGCCAGAAATAGCAGAATTTGAAATCATAGGAAAAACAGACCAAGCGGTTAAAAATGTTGGTAAGTTAAATGATGAAATAAAGAAAACCGAAAAAACCACCAAAAAGGCCAAAGATGAAATTTCTGGTATGGCACAAATCGGTGGCGAAGCCGTAAAGCAAATAGATAAGGTGACCGGTGGTCTTGCTTCTAAATTGGTTGCCGTTGGTAAAGCTGCAAAGCTAAGTGGTAAAGCTATGAAAACCGCTTTGATATCAAGTGGTATTGGTTTGGCGGTGGTGGCCGTTGGTTTGCTTGTTGAATATTGGGATGAAATAGGTGAAGCATTAGGGTTTATAAATAAAGATTTAGAAAATCAAGCTATTGAAATAAATAAATCAGTAGATGCAAGTAATGTAAAGCTTGCTTCATTAAAAAACCAACAAACAATACTTGAATTACAAGGCAAAAGCACGATAAGAATTAAAAATGCAATAAAAGAAGAATTGCTTTATCAGGTACAAAAGAATGTTGAACTTTTAAAAAATCTACAAACACAATTAGAATTAGAAAAAAATAGTCGAAAGGAAGTAACATTTTTAGAAAAAGCAGCGTTTTGGGTTGGCACAAGACTTGGAAGCACAACCGCCCTTGCCTTTGCAGCAAGAAATATAAAAGAAGAAAATGAAAAAGAATTAAAATTACAAGAAGACATAAACAAAGCAAACACCCAAGCTGAAAGCCTAAAAATTTCATTGTTACAAATGGATAAAAAGGCTAATGATGAAAAACAAAAAGCCGCAGATTTTGCCGCCGCAGCGGCCAAGAAATTAGCAGATGAAGCCGCCCTTGCTGAAGCAACCGCAATAGAAGAAATTGCAAAACTAGAAGATGAATATTTCCAATCAAAACTTGATAAACAAACACAAGAAGAAAATGCAGTATATGAAAAATATTATGCACTAATTGAAGCGGCAAAAGAATACGGTATAAGCACAACCGAATTAGAAGAAGCAAGGCAAAGTGAATTAGCTTTAATAAACAAAACATATACAGAAAAAGCCGAACAAGATGAAATAGATAGACTTGCTAGTATAAAGAAAATTCAAGATGACCATAAAGAATTAACCGACATTGAAAGACTTGAACAACAAGAAATAGAAGCATTGGCCGAATTAGATTTATTAAAGGCAACCGAAGAAGAAAAACTTGCAATTAAAAAATTCTATGCAGATGCAATACAAGATGTAAAAGATAAAAACGCTGAAGTAGAAAAAAAGACAAGCCAAGAACTTTTAAAGCAAGCCCTAGGCGATGCACAAGCCACTTTTGATATGGTAGGTCAATTAGCCGGTAAAGACTCAAAGGTAGGTAAAGCAATGGCCATAGCAAGCGCAACAATAAGCGGTATAGAGGGTACAATGAATGCCTTTACAACGGCGCAAAAATCACCAATAACAACGGTTTTCCCGGCCTACCCATTTGTTCAAGCCGGTCTTGCCGGTGCGGTTGCCTTAAAAAACATTGCAGCAATTAAATCAATAGACCCAAGCGGTAAAGGTAATACTGGAAGCGTGCCAACTTCAAGCGGTGGTGGTGGTGCGGCCATACCCCCGGCCTTTAATGTGGTTGGTCAAAGTGATACAAACCAATTAGCAGATGCAATAGGTGGACAAAGCCAAAGACCATCAAGAAGTTATGTTGTGAGCAATGACGTTACCACAAGCCAAGAACTTGAACGCAATATAATCGAGGGGGCAAGTATTGGGTAAATGCAAAATTAAAAACTAAACACGTTATATATTTATGAAGATCATTGAACTTATTTTAGATGAAGAAGATTTTGAAGCCGGAATCGAAGCAATATCAATTGTGGAATCACCGGCCATCGAAAGTGACTTTGTGGCTTTGAAAAATCAAGAAATAAAACTTGCTGAAGTAGACAAAGAAAAACGTATACTTATGGGGGCTTTATTAATACCTGATAAGCCAATTTATAGAACCGGTGAAGATGGTGAATATTATATATTTTTTTCCAAAGAAACAATAAATAAAGCATCACAATTATTTCTTCAAAATGGCAACCAAAGTAATTCGACACTAGAACATGCGAAGCCCCTTGATGGGTTAACCTTAGTTGAAAGTTGGATTGTCGAAGATAAAGTAAAAGACAAAACCGCATTGTATGGTTTAGACGTACCGGTGGGTTCGTGGGTCGGCAGCGTTAAGGTGAATAACGAAAAAGTTTGGCAAGAATATATTTTAACTAAGAAATGCCGTGGCTTCAGTATTGAAGGATTTTTCGCCGATAAAATAGAGTCACCAAACGACAAAGAAAAAGAAAAAATGTCGGGACAATTATTAAACCAAATAAAAAATATATTAAATGAAAACTAATATTGATAGGGTATACTCTAAACTACCAAATAAAAAGCAAAGCTTTAAAAAACATAATGTAAATTTAGACAAAGCCCAAGACTTAAAAGACGCATTGGAAAAATCAAATGAAAATTGGGATTTAATGAATGATGTTTTAAATGATTGGGTTGTGAAATACATAGACTTACAAAATGAAGTTAATTCTATTTCAGATTTATATGATAGTTGGATAGCAAGCAAAGAAAATTTAGAAGATGTAATGATAGATTTTGAAGATGTATCAAAAGAATTAGGCATGAACCCAATGACATTTACAGGTTTTTCTGAAAGTAGTTTTGCCCTAGGCGTTTACGACCAAAACATTGATGATTTACAAGATACAATTGACATTATGAAAACAATACCACAATTATAAAACCAAATATAAAATGAAAAGTAGATTAGATAGAGTATACGATAAACTGGCAACAAATAAAGTTGACCTTAAATCGCAAAAAGTAGAATTAGGATTGATTGACAATTTTAATTATGAATATCAGTACCTAGAAGAAGAAGTAGGTAGATTATCATATTCGGTTGATGAATGGTTCGATGAAAAATATGAATTATTGCAAGAAGCATACGGATTGTTAAAAGCGGTTTACATACAAAATTCAGAAGCATTTGTATCAGAAGCAGATGTTGCCGGTGATATGGATATTTTAAATGAAATTGAAAGCAAGGCAAATGATTTAGGCATTGATGTGTCAGAAGTATATCCAGATTTTGAAGAACACAAAGCAACTATTGAGTATCTAGAAGATCTTGAAAAAAGATTTGATGACCAAAAAAGACAAATAGAAGAATTTTAATGAATAGAAACAACAAAAATAAAACCTTTATACCTAGCCACGCATCGCCTACCGGCGGTCAAAGGGGTTGTTTATGTTGGGACACCGCAACTTATTCAAGTGAGTGCTGCGATGGCTCTATGCAAGCCCAAGGCATAGGCGTAATAACAAGAACCGTTTAAAAACGCAAAAAAATAATTAATAATCGTTATATAAATAGTATGGAAAAAACAAAAATGTTAAATCAAATAAGAACGCTTCTAAAAATGGAAGTGAAACTTGAAGAAATGAAATTGGAAAACGGCACAATCGTGACCGCCGAATCATTTGAAAAAGATAGTGAAATTTTCATTGTAAGTGATGAAGAAAAAATCGCAATGCCCGTAGGTGAATATTTACTCGAAGATGGGCGTTTATTAGTTGTTGAAGCTGAGGGCTTAATTGCTGATGTTCGTGAAGTATCGGATGAAGTACCGGCCAAAGAAGAAGAAACAACTGAAGATCTTGAAGAAGTGGTAACTGAAGTACCTGAAGAAGTGGTAACTGAAATTGAAGCAATCATTGAAGCGGTTGTTGAAGTTATTGCACCGGTAATTGAAGAAGTAAAAGAAGAAATTGAAGAACTTAAAAAACTTTATTCTGATAACAAGAAAAAAGAAGAAATGAGTGCTTCAAGAAAACCATTAAGACATAACCCAGAAACCAAAACACAAAAACAACAAGTGCAATTTGGTAAAGGAAAATTTAATACAACACTAGATAGAGTAATAAACAAATTAAATCAATAAAAAATGAATAAAATGAATAAAAGAAACGTAGGTTTAAGCAAAAGAAATGTAAACCTAGCCACGGCTACGAATATCACGACTACCTATTCTGGCCAATTTTCAGGCACTTACATTGCGGCGGCACTTTTGAGCGCAAGCACAATTGATGATGGCGGTTTAACAATTAAATCGAACATCAGCTTTAAGGAAGTTTTGAAAAAGTTATCTACCGATGCTTTAGTAAAAACCGCTACATGTGATTTTGACCCAACATCTACAATCACACTTACTGAGCGTATAATTGAGCCAAAAAATCTACAAGTTAACTTAAATTTGTGTTCAAATGATTTCCTATCGGACTGGGAATCGCAGCAAATGGGCTTTGGTCTTGCAACTACTTTACCACCGACATTTTCAGATTTTCTAATTGCTCATGTGGCGGCCGAGGTTGCCCAGTCAACTGAAGAAAATATTTGGAGAGGAGATGTCGCGGCGGCATCTGTTAATTCTTTTGATGGTTTTGAAAAACTAATTGCTGCGGCGGTTACGGCGGCTGAAATTCCGGCGGCGCAAGCTATCACCGGTGTTGCTTTAACATCTTTAAATATCATTGAAGAAATGAGTAAGGTAGTGGCGGCTATTCCTAATACACTATATGGTAAAGAAGACCTTTTTGTATATGTTTCTTCGAAAGCTGCGAAGCTTTACGTTCAGGCATTAGGTGGTTTCGCTACCGGTATGACAAACAACGGTGTAAATAATATGGGGACAACTTGGTTTAACAACGGCTCACTTATGATAAACGGCGTTAAAGTATTTGTTTCACCGGGACTATCAGACGACAAAATGTATGCGGCGCAAAGGTCAAATTTATACTTTGGTTGCGGCTTAATGAATAGCCAAAATGAGGTTAAAGTTTTGGACATGCGCGATTTGGATGGGTCATCTAATATTCGTATGGTGATGCGTTTTTCAGCAGCCGTACAATTCGGAACCAATGATATCGTTTCATACGCATAATTAATTAATTAATCAAAAACTAGGGTAGGTGGGTTTTGCCTACTTACCCTTTTTTTATATAAAACAAAAAAAATATGGCTTGTACATTAACAACGGGTAGAAAACTACCTTGCAAAAGTGCCTTTGGTGGTATTAAAAAAGTACTATTTGCAGACTTTGGAACTATTGGAAGTATAACGGTAGACCCAACAACAAAAGAAGTAACTGCAATTACAGATGCGGCAACACCGCCAATTTGGTATGAGTATGACATCAAGGGTACGTCATCATTAGACACGGCCGTGGTATCGAGTCGCGATAATGGTACGACATTTTATACCCAGACTTTAAACCTTACACTTACTTATTTAGATGCTTTAACACAAGCAGAACTTCAAACCGTAGCGGTGGCAAGACCATACGTTATAGTTGAAGATTACTATTCAAATCGCTTTTTATGTGGTTTAGAAAATGGTATGGAATTGGTGAGTGGCCAAATTCAGACTGGCGCAGCCGCCGGCGATTTATCAGGATTTACAATTGTGATGGAAGGAATGGAAGAAACGGCACCGTATTTCTTAGCATCTTCGGTAGTAATAACACCGGATGCAAACCCAATAGACCCTACGGCATAATTTATTATTTACTTATAATTAAAAGCATCTTTAATCGGGTGCTTTTTTTTTGTTTTTACAAATTAGTAATTTTTATACGTTATATAGGTAATGATTATATTTAGACCACAAGCCGAAAATAAATTTACATGTATACCCCGTGAATATGTAACAAACGCATATATGACTATTCGTGACGATAGCACAAATGTATCGGTAGATTATACATTAGTACCTAGGGTTGCCGGTGTTGGTAATATTGAAATTGTAAACGACACCTATAATGTATATAATGATACCTATTCAAATATGGTCGAGGGGCACTTTTACGATATGACCATTTATTCAGATGTAGGAAAAACCAATGTGATTTATCGCGATAGAATATTTAGCACCGAACAAAAAGTAGACATACAAGCAGACCCCAATTATTTTTATAAGATAAACAAAGATGTATACCAAGAATATGACGGTTTTAATAATGACTATATAGTATTATGAGAAAAAGAAATAACAAGGGTCAATTTGTAAAGCAAAACAAAAAGCAAGAAGCAAGTTTTTTGCAATTAAGTACATATACTAGCCCTGAAGTAAAAGAAGTAAACGGCGAATCGTGGATTTCCTATGGGGCTGATAATGATTATTTCCAGTTTTTGATAGACCGTTTTAATGGAAGCCCTACAAATTCGGCTTGTATAAATGGTGTGAGCCAACAAATTTATGGTAAAGGTTTAAATGCTACCGATAGCAACCGAAGACCAAACGAATATGCCCAAATGGTATCTTTATTTAAAAAAGATATTGTAAGAAAATTATGCTACGATCTTAAACTTATGGGTCAATGTGCAATACAAGTTGTCTACTCAAAAGATAGAAGCAAAATTGCCGAAATAGAACACATGCCTATTGAAACTTTACGCGCTGCAAAATGTGATGAAGATGGAAATATACCGGCATATTATTATTTTAATGATTGGGCAAATCTTACAAATTCAGATGAACCTTTAAGAATACCGGCTTGGGGTATGTCTAATGAAGATATTGAAATATTATACATTAAACCATACAAAAGTGGTTTTTACTATTATTCACCGGTCGATTACCAAGGTGGGTTGCAATACGCTGAACTTGAAGAAGAAGTATCAAACTACCATTTATCGAATGTCATTAATGGCCTTGCACCCGGTCTTTTAATAAATTTCAATAATGGTATTCCGAACCAACAAGAACGCCAATTAATTGAAAGCAGAATAGCGGCTAAATTTCAAGGGTCTTCAAATAGTGGCCGTATGATTGTAGCTTTTAACGACAATAAAGAGAGCCAAGCCGAAATAACACCGGTGCAATTAAGTGATGCTCATAACCAGTACCAATTTTTGTCGGAAGAATGCAGCACCAAAGTGATGTTAAGCCATAGAATTGTCAGCCCAAAATTACTAGGTATAAATAATGGTTCAGGTTTTGGAAATAATGCTGATGAAATTGAAGTTGCCAGTATTTTAATGGATAACACGATTATAAGGCCATTTCAGGAACTTTTAATAGATAACTTTGATAAGATACTAGCATACAATGATATTAGCTTAAACCTTTACTTTACGACCTTACAGCCCCTAGAATTTACTGAAGTAGATAAAGACCTACAAGACAAAGAAACTATTGAAGAAGAAACCGGTGTTGAAATGTCAAAGGTTAATTTAAAACAAATTGATGGCAAAGAAGCTTATAAGACAATAGAAGAAGCAAAAGCAAAAGCAAAAGAGCAAGGGTGCGATGGTTACCACGAACATGTCGATGGTGATGATGTTTGGTATATGCCTTGTGAAACACATTCAGAATTTTTATCAGATGATTTAGGTGAACAAATATTAGACAATTTAAAAGGTGAAACAATATCTGATGAATATGAATTAGTTGACGAACTTGATACAGACATAGACATAAGCGATGAAGATTGGGCAGCTTTATGTATTAAGGAAAAAAAGTCTTTATTTAAAAAATTTGCTGATGAAATAACATCAAAGCCAAGTGGGTTTAGTTATTTAGATAGTAAAAATTATAAGATTAGATACAAGTATGTTGTTGGGTCTACAAAGCAAATGAAAGACAATAATAAATCAAGGCCATTTTGTGAAAACATGATGCGATTATCTAAGTCTGGCATTGTATATAGATTAGAGGGTATCGATGCAGCTTCGCGCGATGGTGTAAACGAAAGCCTAGGACACAATGGGAAGCCCTATGACTTGTTTAAATTCAAAGGTGGGGTATATTGTCGCCATAAATGGGTTCGTGTATTATATCGCCTTAAAAAGAACACCGAACCATCTGAAGATTTAAGTGACTATAAAAAAACAAGAAGCATACCGGATAGTTATATTAAATCACCAAGTGGAACAAAACAATCAGAAACGGCACCGGTCAACATGCCAAATCAAGGACATTATCCGGGCGTAAAATAACATATATGGCAACAGTACTTTTTTTAAATAGAACCGACCTAGTAAGGAATTCAATTATTGATGGAAATTTGGACACTTCCAAGCTTTTGCAGCATATCAAAATAGCGCAAGAAATTGATGTTCAAGAAATAATCGGAACCCAAATGTATGAGGGTTTAACCAATGCAATAATTGCCGGTATTGATCTTCCGGCCAATGCAAGATGGAAAACTATATTAGACGATTATATTGTAAGCATGTTAATTTGGTTTGGTCAAGCAAATTTCTATCCATTTGCTGCATATACGGTGGCCAATGGGGGTGTGTACAAACATCAAAGCGAGAATTCGCAAAGCGTTGACAAATCAGAAATAGATTTTTTAGTTGAAAAAGCAAGAACAAACGCCGAATGGTATTCAAGAAGATTTATTGACTTTATGAATTTTAATCAAGCTATTTACCCTGAATACACCCAAAATAAAAATGATGATTTATACCCAAGCTATGATAGTTTGTTTAATGGTTGGGTGCTTTAATTTATTAGTAATGATATACAAACCAAAGGCAAAGAACATTGAGAAATTAAAAGTGTTTTTAAAGAAAAAAAAGAAAAAGTAATGGCAAACGAAATGTATTATAAAAGTTGGTGGGGTCGTGGTGTTTGTGACAATACCGTTGGTTGGGGTATTATTTATAAAATTTATGCCGGGTGTAGTGCCGTGCCGGCTTTACTTTTAACCTTACAAGCAAGGGCAACATACTATGAGAATGTAACTTGTACAACTG